ACAGGAACTATGTGCAGTCTTGGTGGTCAGCCAAAACTTATACACCATCTGGCGTACTCAGCGTTTCAGAGAACAGGGACAAGTATAAGAACAGAGAGAAGGTTAAGTCCTACCCTTTTCCTTGGGAGGGATTGAACACAAAGCTGGAAGGTCTACGCCCCGGTGAGTTAGTCACGCTTACTGGCGGTACAGGACTAGGCAAGACTAGCGTTACGAGAGAGCTTGAACACTGGCTAATTAAATCAACACCGCACAATGTAGGTGTTATTGCGCTAGAAGAAACATTCAATAGAACCGTTGATGGCATTCTTTCCATCGAAGCCAATGCTAAGTTACACATTGACCGCATACGTGAGCAGTTCACAGAGGAAGAATTAGATAAGTTCTTTGATATACTTTACGATGGCGATAATGCAAACCGTGTCTGGATTCACGCACACTTTGGAGCCAATGATATTGATTCAATTTTTAGCAAGCTACGGTTCATGATCGTAGGGTGTGGCTGCAAGTGGGTAGTCATTGACCACCTCCACATGCTTGTGTCCACCACTGTCGAGGGTGATGAGAGGAGATCTATTGATGCCATCATGCACCGCCTGAGAACGCTTGTAGAGGAGACAGGGGCAGGTATCATACTGGTATCCCACCTTCGCCGTGTAGACGGAAACAAGGGCCATGAGAACGGTATAGAGACAGGTCTGAGTCACCTACGGGGCAGTCAGTCTATTGCACAATTGTCCGACTGCGTGATCTCACTTGAAAGAAACCAGCAAGCTGATGATCCCTTAGAGGCTGCGACTACTAGGGTTCGCATATTAAAGAGCAGGTACACTGGTGATGTGGGGCTTGCTACACAGCTTTTATTCGACAATGAAACAGGTAGACTTAGTGAGGTCGAGACTGATGACCTAACCAACTCTGCCTCTGATAACAAAGAAGCAGCACTGGGATTTGAATAATGAAGTTACTCTTCGATATAGAGACAGATGATCTTGATGCCAAAAGGATATGGTGTTTGGTTGCAAAAGACATAGAGACTAACCAACTCTACACCTTTGGCCCAGATCAAATAGAAGAAGGATGTGAATTACTTTGCGATGCCGATGAGCTTATTGGTCACAATATTATAGGGTTTGACTTACCTGTACTCAGGGACTTGACAAGATTCAAGACACTTGGCGTAGGCCAAAAGATAGTAGACACCCTCGTTCTATCTAGACTCTTTAATCCTGTGAGAGAGGCTGGTCATGGGCTGAAGCCTTGGGGCCACAAACTAGGGTCAAGTAAGATTAAGTTCGATAAGTTTGGAGAGGGATTCTCCACAGAGATGCTAGACTATTGTATTCAAGATGTTAATTTAAATTGCAAAGTTTACCATGCCTTGAGAGAAGAGTCACGTGGGTTCAGTAAAGAGTGCCTTGAGATAGAACATGCTATTGCTGATATACTAAAGGAGCAGGAGCGTCATGGATTCTTATACAATTCTATGGAGGCAGACCTACTTCTTGCTGAGTTGCGCGAGGTTGTCGCTAAAACTGAGGCCAAGGTTAAGCATGTCTTCAAGCCAAAAGTTACAAAGACAAAACTGTACCCAAGAATAACAGGACAGGGTAAACTGAGCAAGATGGCAGACTCCTGCTCTCTTGCCAGCGGCAATGGAGTAAGGTTAACAAAAGCTGAGTATGAGCTACTGACCCTGAAGTTAAGTAGAGCTAACTACTGCATACAGTCTTGTGACCCTGTTATACGAAGTAGGTCAAAAGATTTTAATCTAGGATCTAGGCAGCAGGTGGGTGAGTACCTACAAGACTTTGGATGGAAGCCTACTGAGTTTACCGCACACGGCAGACCTATAGTAAATGAAAGAATACTTGCCCAGATCAAGAAGATACCAGAGGCTGACCTGATTAACGCCTACTTGATGTATCAAAAGAGGGTATCTCAGATAGAATCTTGGGGAGAGGCTTTAGAGAAGGACGGTAGAGTACATGGATTTGTTGTCCCTAACGGCGCTATTACAGGAAGGATGACCCACAAAGATCCCAACATGGCTCAGGTTCCATCGTCTAACTCTCCCTTTGGAGACAAATGCAGAGCCTTATGGACTGTGCCTGACGGATACAAGCTGGTAGGAATAGATGCTAGTGGACTTGAGTTGAGAATGCTGGCACACTACATGGACGATGAGGATTACACAAATGAAATCATTAACGGAGACATCCACACAGCTAACCAAAGACTTGCGGGACTTGAATCAAGATCTCAGGCGAAAACTTTTATCTATGCCCTCTTGTACGGAGCAGGAGATGAAAAGCTTGGCACAGTGGCTGGAGGAGGTAGATCGGCTGGTTCAAGACTTAGACAATCTTTCTTCGATAATCTGCCATCATTCAAGACTCTTAAAAATAGAGTTGGAAGGGCAGCAGAGGATGGCTATGTCAAAGGCTTAGACGGTAGGAAACTATTTGTCAGAAGTCAACATGCTGCATTGAACACGCTCCTACAGAGTGCAGGTGCTATAGTTATGAAGAAAGCCTTGGTCATTCTAGACAAAAAGATCAAGGATCAAAGCTTAGACGCACACTTTGTCGCTAATGTTCACGATGAGTGGCAGATAGAGGCAGAGGAAAGCATTGCTGAAACAGTGGGTAGGCTTGGTGTATTGTCAATAATAGAGGCCGGGGTTCACTTCAACCTCAAATGCCCTTTGGACGGAGAGTATAATGTCGGAAACAACTGGTCAGAAACCCACTAGTATTCCTAAAAATCCAATGGGTAAGTATGTAAAGCACCCTGAAAGATATAAGTTTGTAGATGGCGAATGGTGGTATTACTATCCTGAAAATGGGACTAGTATATCAAGCGGTAATCACACAAGAGAGAGAGCAGAAACTTTACGAAAAAGATTTAATAAAGTAATGAGAGTAGATGGTAAGTATATTCCAAGATCTCACCCGCTACACAAGCCCGGACATTACAAAGGATTCACTGATGCAGCTTTTAGCTCCCTAGATAACTACGAGAAATCTACAGATGGTGAAGTATATATCATACACAACCCTTCATTTCCCGGCTGGGTCAAGGTTGGAATGGCTGTTGATGCCCAAGATAGATTAAAACAATATCAAACATCGTCACCCTATAGAGACTATGAGGTTGTAAAATCCTATAAGGTATCTAACAGGCGTGAATCTGAAGCTAAGGCCCATGAAGCTTTAACTATAGAAGGCCGTGGGCGTAAGGGTGAATGGTTCTACATGGGAGCCAATGTAGCCGTTGCAGAGCTTGATAAATTATTCGACACTGGAGGACAGATTGAACTCTTCTAAAGATCTAGATACCCTGATAGAGGACATTTATTCTAAAATAGAAGTCCTCTCTGAAGGAAAGAATATAGAGCTAGACGAAGCTACCATAGAAGAGTTTGGTGATCGTATGAAGACCGCTCTGGTACACTGGCTCTCTCCTAAGAAGCAGTCAAAAGGTTTGCGTATGAGCAACATAGGCAGACCAGCAAGGCAGCTTTGGTACGAGCAGAAAAGTGATAAACCTGCTCCTCCTCTCAAAGCACCTACTCACATCAAGTTCCTGTATGGTCATCTTCTAGAAGAAGTTCTTATTTTACTTATCAAGATGTCTGGTCACAAGCTAAGTGATGAGCAGAAGGAAGTGAAGGTAGACGATATAGTAGGTCACATAGACTGCAAGATAGATGGTGAGGTAGTAGACATAAAGACTGCCTCTAACTTTGGATTCAAGAAGTTCAAAGAAGGCACACTACATAACGATGATCCCTTTGGCTACATGCATCAACTAGCTGGATACGAAGCAGCAGAAGGTTCATCAGGTGGTGGATTCCTTGCTATAAATAAAGAGACAGGAGAACTTGCTTTTTATCGCCCCGGAGACTTGACAAAACCCAATATAGAGACTAGAATAGATAGTCTAAAGTCTAATCTACTTTCTGACACACCTCCTGAGAGATGCTATGTACCTGTCCCTGAAGGAAAGAAAGGGAACATGAGGTTGGGAACAGGCTGTACCTACTGTGGTTTTAAGAATCAATGCTGGTCGGATGCTAACAACGGTAGAGGTCTACGTGCATTTAAGTATTCAAACGGTGTTAAGTATTTCACCAGAGTCACATCTACCCCTAATGTTCAGGAGTTGTTTGTATCATGAGTCCTAAGATTTGCAAGAGAATCAGTAGACAGACGGACATGATACTTGTCGAGTGGTTAAAGACTCTAGTATCAGAGGAAGAGCATAGTAAAGTTAATTCAAATAATGTACATGACTTTCTTCCTAGCACACAATACTTCATGCATAATCGGACTTTGAGACTAAGCTTTTACACACCTAAATGGGTTCGCAAGTGTATCAAAAAGTTAGTCAAGCAGGGCCGTGAGGTAGAAAGCATACACATGGAAGATCTTGAAAGGTTGGTGAGTCATTAAGGTTAAGAGCGGTTGGCGAAAACCTAGAGTCCCTAGACCTAAGAAGTACCTAAAGCCTGATGGTACTAAATACGACTCCATATGGGAAGCAGTTCTACATGAATCTATCCTAAAGGATTGGGATCACCACACAGAGCTTGTATCCTATGTAATAGAACATAAGTATGAGCCTGACTTTGTTAGGAAGATAGGTAGAAAAACCATACTGCTTGAATCAAAAGGTCGCTTTTGGGACTTTCAAGAGTACAATAAATACATCTGGGTTAAAAAGAATTTACCTAAAAACACAGAGCTAGTATTCTTATTCGCCAATCCTTCAGCCCCTATGCCGGGATCGAAACGTAGAAAAGACGGTACTAAAAGATCACATGCAGAATGGGCAACAGCCAATGGTTTCAGGTGGTTCAGTGAGGACAGCATACCTGATAGCTGGATAGACAAGAAAGCTCGACAGACTGAAGAGTACAAGAAACGAAACGATAAACTAAACGTGGAGATGCAGTGAAACTTAAAGAGCTTTGTAATTTAAAGTACAATAACTCTTATGGAGGAATATTCAGACTTGATAAAGGAAAATCACCAATGGCTATAGTAAAAGTCATTCAGCATGAAAGTGTTGTTTTGGTGGAGTGTTTATACTTAAAGTCAGGTAAAATAAATATACACTCAGGAGAAAAAGAAATAGTACCTTTGAAACTTGGAGTGTTTGAAGATGACAAAGAATTTATGAGTAAAGAAGAG